ATGCAATGCTTATGTTAGAAAGCCCCCGTGAGGGGGGCAATCTCAACTATCAGTTAGAAGTTGTTAGCTTGACTAGAGCGCCGGGACGACGAACTAGGTTCAAGAAGTTAGACTCAGTTTCAATAGTGATTTCTGAATCCTTAGGATCACGGTATGTGAATGCATAAGCAGTTTCACCTAGAGTGTTAACGTGTGTGAACTTGTTAGCAGGTGAGAAGTAGCTGATGAACATATCGTTAGTGCCTGTAGGTAGCATGTAAGCTTCGCCAGCAGGGATTAGAGCTGTACCGTTGTAGCTGCCACGATATTCGATGTAGGTAACACCACCGTGTACGAAACGACGATATACGCCTGAACCTAGACGGTTACGTAGAGGCTCTTGGGTACTGGTGTAGTACTTGTAAGCTTCTTTAACAGATGCGTGGCTGATTAGCTTGCCGAAGAAAGCTGGTGAGCAGAGAACGATGATTTCGTTAACTACTTCGCCACTTAGGATGTTGTCCTGAATGTGAGCAATACCTTCTTCAGACTTAGCTGTTAGGTCAGTTGTGCTGGTGCCTAGAACGAAGTCGATAGACTTGCGGGTTACGCCAAAGTCAGTGTAGAAGTTACCAGCTACAGTGCCGTTAGGAGCGTAGATAGCGCCAGTTGTAAGGGCATAAGCACGAGCAGCTTCTAGAGTTACAGCGTGGTTCATGCGGATACGCTCTAGCTTACGAGCGATAACAGCAGCCTCAGTTTCAGCCATGTCAGCAGAACCGTAGGCACGTTTGCCTTGAATGTCCTGTGGCTTGATAGCGTCATCTAGAGGGAAGTGGGGGATAGCGAATGAACGTAGGTTACGTGTGTCGTCCTTGTTCATAGTGTTACGAGCGCCACGAACTTGGTCAGTTACTAGACCTAGTGTGCCTTCGCTGGCTTCAACGGTAACAGAATGCTGGGATACAGATTCGTCACGGAAGATGCCGAGTTCATTGATTAGACCCCATTTATTAGGAACTAAAAGTAGTTCTTGTGTATAATCAACGAGTTCAAATGGTTTTTCAAAGCTACGTACTTGTGCCATGTTATATATTCCTTATAAGTTGTTAGATAAATGCAGATTAGACTGCATCGTTAACTGCGATACCCTTGGCTTCTAGAGCAGCGTATACATCAGCAGCTACGCAAGCACCTAGAACAATACCGCCCTTAGATACGATAGCTGGGCCTTTTACGAGGGCTAGAACTTTAACGTTAGTGCCGCTTGCTTCTTGCATAGCGATACCAACTACATCAGCAGCTACAGCAGCAACGCCATCAGCATCTAATAGAGTACCGGGAACAATGTCTGTACCTGTAACAGTTAGAACTGCACGGGTATAGCCACTTTCAGGCCATAGTTCTTGTTTAACAACGTTAGAAAGACGTTTTGCTTCTGTTGCAAATGGATTTGCCATAATTATTTCTCCAATTAATAAAATTATTTAGTGAGCTTGGCTTTTAATACTTTTGCCACAGCGGATTCTTGAATAACAGGTTCTTCTTGAGTAGAAGCACCTTGCTCGTTAAATAGAGCAGATTCCTCAACTGACTTTTGAATGTCAGCTAGAGTCTTTACAACTGCTTGGAAGTCTTCGTCAGAAGCGTCCTTAACAGCTTTAAATAGGGTTTCAGCTTTAGCTTCGTCTTTGATTGCTTCTACTAGTTCGCTCTTACGGGCTTTTTCTACAGCAGCTTTCTTCTCGGCTTCAAACTGAGCAATTGTTTCCATAGCTTTTTCGAGCTGTACTTTTTGCTCTTCAAGAGCTTTTTGTACTAATTCGAATTGAGCTTTTTCAACGGTTTCGACTTTTAGGTCTTCATCCATGTTAGATTTCTCCAATTCTACGTTTACAACAGAGGTGGATACCTCTTCTTTAATAACCTCGCATGCGGGTGAGGTATCGCCAACCTGTGCAGTAGCATCGGTTGTAGATTCGTTAGCTTTATTAAATGCCTTCTCAATTAGAGCTTGGTCATTTAGCATTGCTAGATATTCGGTTTCATCTAATTCGGAAAGAACTTCAGCTAGGCTTTCAGCTTCGTGAGCAGACTTGAGGATTTCAAAAGCTTCCATACGAGCTTTAATCCAGTCTTGAACTTCAGCTTGAGCTTCTTCGTTTTCCATTGCTTGTGTGTCTGCAGGTTCAACATAACCCATCATAGTTGCTAGTACTTTAGCATCTTCAGACCACATACCAAAGAACTTAGATAGAAAGTCCGGTAGTTCCATAGTGACTCGAACTTGTTGCATTTTTTGTACAAATTCTTCACTAAACTTATTTGCCTTCAGAACTAAGGCATAATCGTGACCATTAGCAGGACCGCCTTGTTCTTTAGATGTTAACGCTACGTGAGCGCCTTCTTTCTCAAATGAAATATCTGAGAGTTTTCTTTTTGCTTTACGTGTAGCCATTAATCTTCCTCTTCAATTGTTTCTACTGCAGCTAATGCTCCAATACTTAGACCGTTAATATCTCCTGATTTAATCAGTGCCCATAAACTATCATCTAAACATTGTACTGTAGCTACCCAAGTACCTTTCTTGACGAATTTATCACCAAGGACAAAATCGGAAGGGCACACATAACTTTCACAGAATTCAAAAGTATTTGTCTCAACTAAGTGAAACAGATTAGCTTTCATACTATACTTATTAAAGTTGTGACAAGCTTTACGAACTTCTTGTTCTGTAGTAATATCACCGTGAAGATCAACTTCATCAGGAGCCATTACGATAAACGTAGCTTGCTTTAATTCTTCATCGGTAGCTTTTGTAATTGGCATTTTCACACCAAGTAGACTATCTTCAGAATTTAATTCATCTTCTGTAATCTCTTTAATGTAAGACTTCAGAATCTGCTGTTCACGTAAAATACTACGTGCCCATGCTAGACCAGAAGAACCACCCCAAAGTAACCATGCGATAGTACCAGCAGTCGGACCACCATCGGGCATCTTCTTTTTAGGTGCATAGTTCTTTTCGTGTCTGCTAAAGAAAGCATACATGCGTTTGACTGTATCTAGGGAAAGGCTACCATTGATGATGTCTCTTGCTCTGGCAACACCAGAACCAACACCTTCAGACTTAGCTTGGGAGGCATCTAAACCACCCCTATTCCACTTCTCACGTAAGGCTAAACCTCTACGAGCATTGTTACGCATAGCTTCTGTAGGAGCGTAGCTATTAGCTTTATTTAATTGTACCATTAGCTCTCCATTAAAATGCATATTTAAACATAATTATACCATATTTTTGTAGGAAAATCAAGTGAAATTATTAGTTCCACCTGATTTCTTTACTATTAAGGCTTAATAGGCCATAAAATATTGAAAGGAAATCCTTCCTGAGTGCTAATATCTCGAAGAGATTGTCTATAGATAGCCCAAACCTCTTTATCCACAGGTGAGTCTGATAGTTGAGTCCAATCGGTTTCAGAGAGTAATTCGTTACGTGTCTGTCTTACTTGATTAGATACTTCCT